GATACCATTTTAACAACATTGTATAATTGTTTACATTCAAACAGTGTAATTGACGGAACTAATCGACGTGTCTATTAATTGTAAATCGTGTATTAATGATCTAGGTATCCGTTTATTTTTTACAAGATGTCTTAATAATTGATCTTTACTGTATCTATTGTACGTTAATAAAAATTCCTTTGATAATTTTTGATACGTCAATATATTTGTAAAATAAAAAGTAAAATCCGTTTCTGAAAATTTAGAAACAATATCATTTAATAATTTTTCAGATAAACATTGATATCTAATTAATGATCCTAATTCCAAGTTCTGGAAGTTAGTTTTTATAAATGTTTCTGACAATTCAGTAAACCTTGATATATTGCTCCAACATATAAAATCAAATTTGTGTATAAATGATCCTAAAATATTTTCGTTTATACTATGTTTTGTAAATTCTTGCCATATAATATTTTCACCATAATTTTGTATAATTTCATAACATACAATATTTTTATTCGATGATAACGGGTGCCATTGTACATTATCTATAAACGTCAGAACAAAGTCGTAATCGATAGGTTGTTTACTCCATATATAATACCAATCTTGATTAGACAAAGTAAAACTATTAGTTTCTATTATTTTATATAAAATATCACGAGGAATTGTTTGTGTAGACAAGATTGTTTTATAATTGATTTTGTGAAACAGTTGTCTTGTAAGATCATGTGAAAATGTTTGACACGTAGAAATAATTTCCAAGTCTTTATTGTTTGGTATCCAAACTACGGTACTTTCTGGTATAATTTTACCAGTACAACTTTGATTATGTAATATAATCGAATTCCAATCTATTAAATAGGTATACTTGTTAAATGTTTGTATAGTTGCCGGTATTAATGTATAGTTGAAATGGTCGTATTCAATTATATTATCAATTAAATACCAAAAGTTATTATTAATAATGATGTTAAAAAATTTATTAGTGCAAATTAATTTACTTAACGTGGTTATATCAATGTATTTTATAATTTCATACCATATTTCAAATGGTAATGTTTTTATTGTTGTTTCCATTATATATAGTTGTACTTTAAATTGTATTTTAAATTGTAACTTGAATTAATTTAGTAATTTTTAATTTCTTGTCAAATTGTAATATAAAATGGGTGTGAATGATCCTTGTTTAGCTAACCCTTCAATCCAATGTGATCAATGGGTTCAAGATTATTGTAACAAAAATCCTAACGATCAAGATTTTTGTGGTTGTTCTACAAATATGTTAAAAGATGCACCAGATCCTGCTTTAGGTAGAACTCCTGTTAAATGTTGGTCGGATAAATGTAATAAAAATGCAAATTCTTATAAATTTTTCTTTGTAAAAGATGAAAAATGTCCTGATGTTTGTGTAGATGAAAGTAGTATAACTGCTTTGGGTAGTAATATAACGGGGTCTTCGTTTAATCAATCAAGTTGTGGTGGTGAAGTTATTCAAACTCAAGATCCAAAAGTTGCTCAAAGTGTTGCAAAATTATATACATATGGTATTGGTACAATTATAGGATTTGTTGTTATATTATTATGTATATCTATGAGTATGTCGTTAATATTGTTTATTAAATAACAAATTACACAAATTTTTTTTAAAAATATAATATATAATACAAAGATAAATATGGATCTTAACATTGTTTATTTAATCGTTGCAGCAATTGCAATTTATTTCTTCTTTTTTAGGACACAATCAAAGGAAGGATTTGAAACAAATCAACGTATAGTATTAAAAACAGCAGATGGCAAATATGCCAAAATATGTGCAGATAAACATTTATGCGCAAGTAAAACTGAATCTGAACGAGTTCAATTTAGTATTATGAAATTCAGTGATGATTTGATTGCATTATCGAGTGGTGGTTATTATATAGCATCTTGTTTTGGTGAGACTTGTAAAGATGATATGATAAAGGTAAATAGTTTTAATCCTTATGCTCCAAATTCAAAATTAGCTTTAGAAAAGGACAATGAAAATTATTATATAAAGTTTTATGATGAAAAATATCTAAGTTTGGATAGCAATGATCATTTTATTAAAACAAGTGAACGTTCACTAGCTGCAAAGATACAATTTGTTTAAAAAATTCTGTTGTAAAAAAATTTGGTTGTCAGTTTACGTTTACTGGTTGTCAGTTTACTGGTACGTGTATTTATTAATTAAATTAATTTAGTTATAATTAATTTATTTGATATTTGTAGAGATGGCATTAGGATCAATATTTGGCTTAACAGGTTCAACAAGTCTATTATTAATAATTGTTATATTAGTCATTTCAGTAATTTTTCTTCATAAAAAATACAAGGAAATATTTAGTATTGATTATTTGTGGGATAATAATTATTGTACAGTAGTAGACGAAAGTGGTAAAACGATTGTAGACAAAGATACCGGATCTATATTTGGTAGAAACGGTATTTATAGTACAGAATATTGTGCATTTCATCCTTTGATGATTTCAGATTCAGAATTTAGAGAAAAAGCCCTTACATTATACGATACTAGTAAAATATTTACATCAATTAAAAATTTTTTTAATGGAACTTGGCGATTACCAGATCAAAATTTAATAAAAGCAGATCCTGTATTATCAACAATGATTTTGAATCCTTGGTATACAAGCGATGACGTATTTTATGCACCAAATACAATACAGTATACGTATGATTTGAAAACATTTGTTGTAGATGGTAAGGAGTTTTATAGTTTTGAGAATGATGGTCTTTATAGTAGTTTTTTTAAGCAAAATATTAATGCTAATAATACTACTCGAACCAAGTGCTCACCCGCAGATACTTTCACTTGTGAAGATTCACCTGGATTATGTAATTGTCAATATCAAGATGTTGAAGTATATTATTTATATATGGATAACCGTATACTTATCGAATTACCTATGCAGCTGTATCTAGGACAAATAGATGATTCTCAAACAAAAACAATTAGTATTAAAGTTGGGGGTAAAATACAACAAGCTAAAATAGAACCTTTTAAGGTAACAAATCTTGAAGATCTAGAAAAATTATTAGAACGACGTTTTTATCAATTCAAAGATACAATTGGAACAGCTTGTGATCAAGTTTCATCTAAAAATCAAAAAGCATATGATTCTAAATGTAAATTTTTTAAATCAGACGCATTAGCCGGTTTAGTTATAGCTTTAAAACGTATTATTATTATAAATATACCCGAATCTGTAAGAGATGCTTGGATAACAAAGGTAGATGATAAAATAGCTACGGATACGATATTAAGCTATTTAGAATTCTTTTTATGGTTAGCTGCAAAATCACATCGTGATAAAATAACATATGATTTTCAACCATTTAATAAAAACAAACGTTAAATGTAAATGTTCATTTGTTTTTAACGTTTGTATTTTGGTATTTAATTATTTATATTTATTTTATTTATAAATAATATTAATGGGAGCATCGCAAACAAAATCCACAGTTGATATTAAAGAATTAAATAGTACTGATATTAACATGTCTTCTGAAACTTTTAATAAAGTTGAAAATACATGTAAAGCAACGAGTAATCAAAGCAATGTGTTGAATATTGTTGGTTCCACTGTTACTAAATTAACAACTAATCAGAAAAATGCTGCTAAAAATACTTGTATTTTACAAACAGCTATAGCAACTACAAATGATACAGAAGCTCAAAATAAATTAATGACTGCTCTTAAACAAGGTTTAGAACAAAATGCTTCTGCTGGTATTGGATTAGCTAATGCAGAAAGTAATACGAGTATTACTAAAGAAAACAAATTTACATTAAATGATAGTAAAAAAACTGTCAATGAAGCTATTGTTGGATGTGTTATGCAAATTGACCAAGAGAATGTTATTAATATTGTTGGTTCTACCGTAACAGATTCTAAATTTGATCAAGCAAATGATGTTATGATGGAATGTTTAAGTAGTTATGGTGTAGCAACTGAAAATAAGGGAAAAGCTTCAAGTGATACTACTTCAACTACTACAAGTGAACAAAGTCAAACCGCAAAAGGTTACGACCCCATTGCATCCTTAAGTGGTCTTGTAGGTGCAGCTATGGTACCTTACATTATAAGTTGTTGTATTGTTTGTTGTATACTTGTATCTATTGGAGGAATATTTATGATGGGCGGAGGATCTGGATCTATTGGACCAGAAGGTGCAAGCTTCTCAATGCCTGGTATGCCTCCAGCATATGGTGGAGCATATGGTGGATCATATGGTGGATCATCTAGTTATTATAGTGGTGAGTGGTGATACTTAACTTAAAACAATTTAATTGTAACTTAAAACAATTTAATTGTAACTTAAAACAATTTAATTGTAACTTAAAACAATTTAATTGTAACTTATCAAACTAGAAATATCAAAAAACAACAAATTATTATTATTAGATTCTGTTATTTTCATTTTCATATTATTAAAATTTATATAATCATATATGATGATTATGTATTTGTCATTTTTGTTTAATTTATTTATTTTATACAAATCACGCGAATTAATATAATAATCGTTGTAAAAATTAAAATACATAAAATCATATTGTAAATCAGAAACAGCTACTATTTTATAATTAATACTCGTATATTTTTTTATTATACTTTTAACATTTGATATATGTGTTTGCCAATTAACCAATAATGTGTTATAGAATGATTTATCATAAATTTTTACAATCATTTCTTCATATAATATATTAACAATAACTCTTGGTGGAACATTTTCAATACCGCGTTTTAATGTAAATAAATTCCATTCGTTTATTATTGTACAATTGGATAATTGCATACCTGAATAATAACATAATCTTTTCATAGAATTTGTGTTAAATATACTATTAACATTTTTATCCATAGTAAATAATTTCATAGATGAAAATACTCTACTATGTAAATTCATTGAAAAAACAAGTGTCTTTTCATTTGACAATTTTTCACAAGATTTTAAAACTGTTAATGGATCATTTGTATAAGCTAATATGTCATTTAAAATAATTACATCAAAAGTTCCGTAATCATTTTTTATCATATCTGATGTATAATCGGATAATGTTAATTTACTGGATTCGTGGCACGAAAAAAAACTAGGATTAAATAATGTTGATATAGATATAGTTTTAATTTTATACTTTGATATTTTTTTTACTAAAATACCAAGTATATCATCCAATATATCTGTATTCGTATCATTTACATTTAAAATTTTATACGTTTCATCTTGATCTTTTTTAATAGAACCTTGTCGAATCGGTAAGGACGCAATTGCATCCAGTATATGTCCTTTATAAATTTCTTTGTTGTAACCTGTTTTTTCAAATGGCAAAACTATATTTAGCGATTTTTTTTGTATGTGAAAACAATTGTCGCAATATACATGATCAGAATAAAAATCATTGTGTTTCTTATTATTACATACAATACATGTAAACATTTTATAGTATATTTATAAAAATATAAAATGTTTTAAACCTATCGTCTATTTTGTTTTTAAATTATTCAATTATTCAATTATTCAATTATTCAATTATTCAATTATTCAATTATTCAATTATTCAATTATTCAATTATTCAATTATTCAATTATACTTGATTGAACCATTTCTTTTACTAATTCTTCAAAATTATATTTTGGACACCAATTTAATTCAGTTCTTGCTTTTGATGAATCACCTATTAAACATTCGATATCAATATCACGATAATATTTAGGATTAACTTTTATAATTATATGTGGTTCTGAATCATCTTCCGTTCCTCGTTTAATACCTACTTCATCTATACCAGTTCCTCGCCATACAATCTCAACACCAATTTCTTTAAATGCTAATTCTACAAATTCACGAACGGAATGGGTTGTATCATTAGATAAAACGTAATTCTTTGGTGTTTCTTGTTGCAACATTAAATAGATTCCATAGCACATATCTTTTGCGTGAGACCAATCACGTCTAGCATTTAAATTACCTAATTCTAATGGTTCAATTTTTTCAAGAGCATTGTTTTTTCTAGATTTATTTGCTAACTTTCCACTTGGTGATCCACAACCTCCTCTAGGAATGGTTTTATAATATTTTCCAACATAATTAGTAATTTTTTTTGTAACAAAAGTTCCACCTCTACGTGGACTTTCGTGATTGAAAAGTAAACTGTTTACAACAAACATTCCATAAGCATCACGATACATATTACATAATTGTTGGGCAGCATATTTCGATATAGCATACACTGAACACGGATTTTGAGGTGAATCTTCATTTAATTTAAAACTACCATCTGTAATATTACCAAAAATCTCAGAAGTTGAAGCTGAATATATTTTACATGTTTTTTCCATTCCCAAAGAACGAACACTTTGTAAAATTGTTAATGTACCTAATGTGTTCGTTTGAAATGTATAATTCTCGAGGTCATGACTTATTTTCACATGACTTTGGGCTCCAAAGTGTACTATATAATCTGGTCTTACTTTTGCAATTATATTATAAACATTCATTGGATCTGTCAAATCACAATAATGTAATTCTAATTTATCAAAAATATGATCAATATTTTGAGTATTAAATGTAGCTGAACGTCTCATCGTTCCGTGTAAATTAGTATAACCCTTTTCTAAAAGTAAGTCAAACATTAAGCTCGAATCTTGTCCACATGCACCTGTGAGAAGCCAAGTTTTGTTTAATTCTTCTTTTGATAATTGCATTTTTAATTTATAAAATTTATTGTTTTTAAATCAATTTTTTGAACGAAATTTAACATATCTTTTACTAAATTAGATTTAAAATCAATTTCATTTTCCATACATATTCGTGTACAAATGATCAAGGGAATACTTAAATCTTTATATTTACTTATATTAACTGATTTTATTTTTCCATTGAAATTAGTTGTTAATATTCTATCATATCTTTTAGTATATAAAACTCCTTTGCCTCTTCCGTTCCAGTCATTTTCTTTATTTTTTATACTTAATTGTTTATTTCTTTCTTCCTTATGTGTTTTACCATGAAAAGCATAATTTTCATTATTTTTATGATGTTCTTTAATTTTATTCTTAACTTTGTCAGTATGTTTCTTTCCATAAAAATGATTTTTATCACCTGTTGTTGATTTTTTAATTTTTTGTTTAGTTTCTTCTGATAATGTTTTGTTTTTCCTAATTGTTTTTCTCTCATTTTTTGAATTGACTCGTCTTTATGTTTTTTACCATAAAATACATTATTCTCACCTAAATTTAATTCACGTAGTTTTTCTTTAGTCTCATCTGATATTTTTTTACCAAGTTTCACTTTGCTCATATTTTTTTTAGCTTCTTCTGTAAATACTTTATTTAAATTACCACCACTTTCTAAATTATAACCCTTTTCTCTATTCAATGTATCAAATAACTTTATAAAATAACATTCCCAAAAATCTAAAAAATTATAATTTATAGTATGATCTTTAATTAAAATAATAAATTCAAAATTTTCCCAACCATATTTTCTAATAGATTTATATAATGGTGTTGCACTTGTTTTACTATCTTTTTTATGACCATTTTTTCTTCTTTGAAAATTTACAGTTTGACCTATATATTTCTTACCATTCGTCAAATTTTCAATTAAATAAACACATGCAATTTTTTGTTTCATTATTATTTAAATAATAATGAATTGTTTTTAAATTTTTATTAATTTACTATATGATTCGTACAATTCAAATGTCGGTCGTTTTATAAAAAATTTTTTTTATATACTTATATCAAACAACATATAAAATGCATTTTGGCTACAAAACACTAAATAAACGCTATGGGTATGATTATCTGTACAACTACTATCATCACAACGGTTATCACAATTATCACCACGGTTATCACAATTATCACCACGGTTATCACGATTATCATCACGGTTACGATTACGATTACGATTATCGTTATAAATTTTAATTACTTGCCATTTGTATCACTTGCCCAAATTGGTCCAGATGCACCATATACTACGAAATTACAATCATCTTGCATAACGGCATTGTATGGCCCAGATCCTTTACCATTTGTATTACTTGCCCAAATTGGTCCAGATGCACCATAAGCTACAAGATTTCCGTCACCTTGCATTTTTAAATGGTAAGGCGCAGATCCCTTACCATTTGTACTACTTGCCCAAACAGGATTCCCATTGCTATAAACAACTACATTTCCATCACCTTGTATAACAGCATTGCAATGATTTGATTTCATTTCAGAACACAGTCCGTCATTAATAGTAGAAGAACATGAATTGCCTGCTTGTTTAGGTGCAGGTGCAGGTGTTGATGCAGGTGCTGGTGTAGTTGCGGGTGTTGATGCAGGTGCAGGTGTAGTTGCGGGTGTTGATGCAGGTGCAGGTGTAGTTGCGGGTGTTGATGCAGGTGTAGTTGCGGGTGTTGATGCAGGTGCAGGTGTAGTTGCGGGTGTTGTTGCGGGTGTTGTTGATGCAGGTGATGATGTTTTTTTAGATTCATTGCTAGATTCATCGTTAGTCACTTCATCGCTTGGCGAACTTGATGAACTTGAATAAATAACTCCGCCAATAATAGAACTACAACAACAACATATTATAACTACTATAACAATAATGATTGTATTATCTGCCATCTTTTATAATATAATAAATATAATAAATTTACAATTATTAGAAGAATTTTCTTCCTGTGTATATGTTGTTCATTTTCTCAAATTCACTACCAGATGGGTAGACTCGATGATTTTGAAGTAATAATTTCATCTCTTCCACATTCACTCGGCATTTCCGATGAAGAATTATCAGAAGAATTATCAGAAGAATTATCAGAAGAATTATCTTCTTCGTTTGCTTCGTTTGCTTCATTTGCTTCATTTGTTTGATTTGTTTGATTTGTTTGGTCTTCTTCAAAGTCTTCTTCAAGGTCTTCTTCAAGGTTAACTTTTTCGTATGTATTTCTCCGAATATAAAAATTATAAAGTGGGACAGCAACTGATGTTGTTAAAGCTGCAGCGCTTAACTGAGCAAGTGTTTGAACAAATTGTTTAATAAAAATTTCGTAATAACTTCCAGACATTTTATATTAGGTTAAATCTTTTTATTTTTAAATTAAGAATAAAATAATTAATTTCATAAATTTTTAATGTATGGTAAATATAGAGAATAAAATAAGATGTCATATTGTTCGCCAAGTGTAAATATAAAAGACCATTATACATGTTTTGAATACGATGAATTAAAACAAATTGCATTAGCTTTTAATATTTACATTCAAACAAACAAAGTATGTCCAAATTCTAAAAAAGATTCTAAAGATTATAAAAAAGATAAAAGATGTCTACCAACCGCCTTGATTGACATTAAAAAATCTAAAAAAAAATTATGGTATTCTATTTACAATCGTTTAAAATACATTTGTCCATATGAATATTGTTGGATAGACCTTGATTTTATAAATAATATAAAGGACAAGTATCTTGGAGAAAAATTAAAATACTTTACTTTTAAACCAAAAATAACACGTACAATGAATTCTTGGTTAAGTACAAAAGATATTGACAATGTTTTACAACAATACCAAGATTTAGATCCAACTTTTAAATTTTTGGGTGCATTACCATCTGATTTCTATAGATTAACACACGTAGATTATTCAAGGATTTTTGATCATAAACGAATAGGTATTGTATTTAACTTGGATACTCACAATGAACCAGGTAGCCATTGGGTTTCATTTTTAATTGATAATAAAAAGAAAACATTGGAATATTATGATTCTGCCGGTAGAATTCCAAATAAAAATATTCAAATGTTTATAGATCGAGTAAACCATTATCTAAAACAATACAATTTAACTTATAAAACACATTATAATACTGTAAAACATCAATTGCAAAATAATGAATGTGGCGTTTATGCTATATATTTTATGATACAACGATTATTAGGTAAAGATTTTAATGAAATTATTAAAAATATTGTACGTGATAAAGAAATGAATCATTTTAGACAATATATATTTCGACCAAAATAATATACGTTATTTATATCTTTTTTTTATAAAATATAAATAATATATATGAGCCATCCTGATAATTTTACAAAACGTCTTTACCAAGATACAAAAGACTATCATATTCAAGTAGATCGTCACAGTTTTGTACAATTAATTCGTAAAAATCCAGATGCAGCAAAATTATATATAAATTTTAACAAAATTTGTATTTATAAAATAGAAAGTGCATTTTTAAAGGACAGGACCAAATATAAAAATTTTATGCCATTATTTACAAGATTGCAAAAAAATATTAATATTAATGATATTGATATGAATGTATCAAAAAATTTAGAAATTTTATTACAAAAATGCAAAGAATATCCTTTAGAACATTCTTACATGTTCTATTTAGGCCTTATGATGGGTTATAAAATATTAGACAAGTATGTAAAAGATGATATATTAGCATATGATGATTCCAAAATAAAATTGCTAATAAAAGATTTTAAAAATTTTTTAGATAATAATGTTGAAACCGAACAACTATTTATTAACACGGTCTCACAATCTTATATTTTAATTAAAAATGTTTTTGATGAATATTATACTAAATACGAAAATATAATATAAATTTTATTGTGTTAATTTTTTAGTATATTCATTATAAAATAATAAAACATCTTTTACTAAATCTTGATTTTCTAATTTTGAAAATTTAATTTCAGACAAGTCATCGTATATGCAAATTCTGTTGAAGATATATTTGATAATATCATATATTGATTCATTATATATTGATTCATTATATATTGATTCGTTCTCTATTTCTTCATTCCACAAATTATAAATATACCCAGTTGAATCTTTTATGCAAATAAATTTATCAAGATATTTGAAAATTTCAAAAAAACAATTGTCTGTTGTAGACTTCCAAAAGTAAATCAACTTTACAGAGTCCGTAAATATATTTACTTTATCAGTACAAACTGTTGTTTCTAATGGATCTATTAAATGTCTTTTTAATTTGTTGCGATAAACATTCGTAGTAAGATCGTTCGTAAGATCATTCGTAAGATCATTCGTAAGATCATTCGTAAGATCATTCATAAGAAAGTAACTACAAATAACAAACAATTTTAAATTAATTAAATAATTTATTTTTTTTTAATTAATTCTATGCAATTCTTCTATACGTTGTTTGTATTTTTCATAAATTATATTACTTAAATCGTGTATAGTTTCTGATCCATTTTGTTGAAAACTATCTGGCCAAATCCCGTGACAAAAAAAGTAAAAGGCACCTTTTAAACTAATACCACAATAAAATAGAGAATCTCGAAAATGTTCAAAATAACTTTGATTTGCAAATTCCAAATGTTTAAAATAATTGTGTCTTTCAAAATTACTAAATGTAATTGGGTTTATTGGGTTTGTTGGATCTGTTGGATCTGTTGGATCTGTTGGATCTGTCTGTGTAGATTCGTCTATATATGTATCTGGATCAGGATCAGGATCTGTACCGTGTATTTTATCATATAAATAATTAGTAACCATATTATATATTATCCACATAATACTATATAATTTTAAATTAAATTAAATTAAATTAAATTAAAAAAGAAATTTATCAAGTATGTGAAAAAATGGATGTTGATTACCAAAAATTAAAATACCTTTTTAAACTTGATCGTCGTATTGGTGTTATGGAACGACAGTTCCTGGTAGTGATAATAAATTTAGTCGTGAAAATGATATTTTGCGAAATCTTTAAAATTGAATTTATTTAAATTATTTAAAAAATAAAAACAAAAATGACATTAGAAAAATTTAAAGAAGACTTTAAAGATTTACCACCTATTTTATATGAATTACTAATTAAACATTTTAAATTAAATGAAACTGGATGTATACATAGAGCTTATATTGAATATTACGATGTAATGAAAAATAAAGAATGTACTTTATTAGATTTTTATAATACAGAAGATTTAGAATATTTAAGAGTTGAGCCGGAAGTAAATTGTATAATTGAACTTGAACTTAACAAAGATTATTTTTTGTTAAATAAATTTGTATTTGAAAAAATATCTAAAGATGAAACTAAAGATGAAACTAAAGATGAAACTAAAGCTTATTTTAAAAATGAAGAAATTTCATTTTATATTATACACAGCGTTGGTAGTAGTGGTGATTACGATTGTTGTGCTTCTATTATATTACGATACAAAAATAATTGAAAACTTTAAAATTTAATTTATTTTAATTGTTTTTAAAAAATGTTTTAAAAAAATCAAGATCTTCTAATATGTATACGTCATCTAGTGAATACGCCCTTGATGTAATTTTTTCTTCTAAATTAGAAACCAAATTGTAAAAATATTGATTAGTATTGTATACGTGTAAATTTTTACAAATTTCTAGCAAATTATCAACATTTTCTTTTAAAATACCAAATTCTATCATTTCATCAATGTTTTTTAAAACAATTTTCATTTGTATTAATATTTAACATTAACTAATTATAATCAATTTTTTAGTTTTCAACATTTTTAGTTTTCAACATTTTTAGTTTAATTGACGTATTTTACTATCATCTATACAATTTGTATAAATATCTTCTTCAATTGTATTTTTTATAATAAATCTATAAATATAAATAGGTCTTTTCTGACCTAAACGATCAGCTCTACCAATAGCTTGCTCTTCTATATTTTCTCTATAATCTTTGTTACCATAAATTGGTTCTAATAATATAATTTTATTAGCAACGGTTAAATTAATTCCACTTGCAGCATTCCTTGATGACAACAATATTAAATTAATATCTGGATCTTTACAAAAAGAATCAATTGCTCGTTTTCTTTGATAAACAGTACCATTACAATACATTATTTTCAAACCTTGATCTGATAATATACCACCAACTTTATGTAATAATTCATCCCATTGTGAAAAAAGAATAATTTTATCATCTTTACTTGTAAATGTTTTTAAAAAATAAATAATATTTCCAATTTTTGTTGATTTAACATTTTGTATAATTGTTTGCAAATCCGATTCGTTAGATAATAAATTTTGTTTACTTAATAAATATATTTCCGTATTATCCATTAATGTATTACATGTTGGACATTTTACTTTTGTAACATTTGTTTGTTTTTGTACTTGATGCGTTGCATAAATACAATCCCAACAAAATTTATGACCACATTTTGTAATCGTTAAACTATCAGTTTCAATTTCATCTAAACAAATTGGACACGTTATTTCTTCTTGGGTATTTTTTAATGTTTCAACCGAAGTTCTTAAATAATTATACGTTCTAGATATTTCTTGATGTGATTTCCTTGATAATGTTAATTGACGTCTTGATCCATTTAATTTTAATCGCAATGGTTCTATAAATTCTAAATCCGAATCTGAATAAGGTTCATCGAATTTATTAATTTCTGATTCGTAATATTTAATATCTGATTCGGCATTTTTTATACGCATTGATTCCCTTTCTAATAAATTTTTATTATGATCAACCATACATTTATGAATTTCATCAAATGTTTTGCAATTTTTAATCATTTCCTTTGTATCATTATTTAATTCTGGATGACAACATAATTTTATCAAAAAATCATAATAATTTGATCTAGCTCCTTGTACATAACCATCGTAAATAGAACGCTCTTGGCAAGTAAAATCTAACAAATTGACTTGTTCTTTTAAAATATTACCAGTACATTCATTTTTTATAGATTGTTTTGTATTTCTCCTAAAAAGAAATTTACATTTATTAATAATATCAGAGTCTAATCCTAATTCAATTAAATCATCCGTACGTACACAAGAATTATAAAGACTACAAGAATTATAAAGACTACAAGAATTATTATAACAAGTATTATATGACATCAAATTAATAAAACTAGATAATTTATTGGCAAAAGGTGTACCAGATATATTCCATTTATATGTACTATTGATATTTTTTATATACCTAATAAAATTATTATTGTATATATTTTGTATTTCGTGTGATTCATCGTAAATAATTCGGTCCCAATGAAACCAACTAAATTTTGAAAACGCCTTTGAATTTAATAATTTCTCTCGTTCACTAATTGTCAAATCTTTGTTAATGTCAAATCCTTGATTTTTAAATTTACAATCAAGGGATATTTCTTCGCCCATTTGTTGTACGTAACGTTTATTTACTAAAAAATTGTAGGAAATTATTACGATATCTGCAAATAACAAATCAGCAAGAGTAACATTTGTATATTGATCGTAAGTAACAATTAATAAAACTCTATGATTATTTTTAAATTTAGAATAATATTCTTGCACCCATTGATCGCATAAATGATTTGGACATAATATTAATGTAGCATTAGTCGTAATGTATTTATTGTCAAACATATAATCGTTTATACTAAATTTTTCTAAATTACGTAAATTAATATTTCTTTTATCTATAAACATTGTTCGTTTATGACTTTTACAATACAGCTCACCACTTACACTATTAGATTTACAATTTTCACCTTTAGATTTGCCTCTTTTATAAAAATAATTACAACCATCTGTAAATTCCACAAATTGACAATCGTTTTTATTTTTACTCAAAATATAATATAATGTAATTAGTGTTTTACCTAAACCAACTTCTGATATAATATTCCCACCATAATATTTTAATGTTTTTGTTACCGTAAACGAATCTATATTTATATCTATAGGAAATAATGTATTGTTATATGCTATAAATTTATCATATACATTATATGCAAGTGAATAATTGTATTCTATATTATTTTCATTTGCTAATACAGAATTTTCAATTGCATTCATCCAATTAATATCACCCGTTTGATAATCAAATAATGTTACATCTGGTTTTAAAATATTCCCTTGTAACTCTAATTCTAATTGTACTTTTCCATTGTTATTTTGTACATTGTTATCTTGTACATTTTGTACATTGTTATCTTGTACATTTTGTACATTGTTATCTTGTACATTTTGTACATTGTTATCTTGTACATTTTGTACATTGTTATCTTGTACATTTGGTGTGTTATTTAATATGTCATTTAACATATTCTTACTTTTATTTGCAATATCGATTCCTTTTTGAGAAATTAAAATAGATGTTAGTAAAGATAATTTAGGATCCTTTTTATTATTTTTTATATTATCTATAATTTTATTATTTATATAATATGTAATGTAATATGTATTTTTGAGGTCACGTTCTATTTTAGCATATAATGATGATTTTGTATAATTATTCGTACCTTCTTTTATAAAATAATTATTTTTTGAAACTACCTTAATTGGTTCTCTTTTCATATCTTCAATTGAAATACAATTTAAATAAGGATAAACAATGTAATCACCGTAATAATAATAAAATCTTATTAACGGATCAATATATTCCGTTTTTGGAATATTATATAAATTCATATATGTATTATTAAATGCAGTTTCTGGTATATCATTTGCATCTATAATGTATAGCTTTTTATATTCTCCAAAAATCAAGCGTAAATTAGAATCCTCTATGTTTTTATGTAATTTAATTTCTTTACAAAATATTTTTGTAAAACCATGTAAATAAGAATTTGACATTTAATATATATACTATTATACTATTATTAATATAAGTTTTTAAATTAACAAAAATAAAATTTTTGAATAGATTTATTCTATTCAACAATTTTATCTAAAAATTTAATTATAATTTAATTTTTGGTAGTACAAAATTTTTAAATATCACGTAAAGTAGTAAAATTAAAACACACCTAACAACAATTGTTAATATATCAGATGTTTTTAAATATAATTTAATGTAATCATCCGTTTCATTTCTAGAAGCTAACATTAAAACAATTAATAACAATGCATTTTCTTCATTGATTTGTGATTTGAAAAATGAAAACATATCAGAATTTTTACTTTCATTTTCATCTTGAAATTTAACACGTTTTTTAATATCCATTTTAATATTTGACTCGTTTGGATGATCTTTATACATAATAGGTTGTTTGTTATTTATAGTATTATATCTTACTTGTTCCTCAATTTCTTGGCGATCTTTGATATCTTCCATTTGGATATCTCCCATTTGGATATTTGAAAGATCGCCTAGAATATCTTCTGGAATAGGTCCTGGTAAATCTTCAATTCTAGTAGACATTGACATTTTTAACTATTTATATTATGTATAATCAAAAAAAATAATAATTTTACGCGTAATTTAAAAAATACATTTTAATACATTTTAATACATTTTAATACATTTTAATACATTTTAATACATTTTAATACATTTTAATACATTTTATGGTGTTTGCGGCGCTGACCTGCAAGTTTGAAGTTTGAAACACTCATTTAAAAACCTGCTTTAAAATATATAGCCGTAGTTTCATCAAAGTCACTCGGTTTAATTGTAAAATTTTCAAAAAAACCATGTTTTAATAAATCCAATGGAGAAGGTAATTTAAAAACATCTTCTGTACCGTTAATTAACCGTCCCTCGCTTATATATAATGGATCACGACTAGAATCTGAACTAGAATCTGAACTAGAATCTGAACTAGAATCTGAACTAGAATCTGAACTAGAATCACGACTAGAATTGTCACTTAAAGTAAGATCTTTTACTAATTCATCATTTTCTGAATCACTTTGTTCTGAAACTCCTTGTTTTGATTTTGATTTTGATTTTGATTTTCCTGCTTGTGAATTTTCCTGTTCTGAAACGCCTTTACTTGAACTTTGTCTTGAACTACTTGACAAACTACTTGACGTTGAACTTGATGTAGAATCATCGTCTTCAGGGATAACTTCTCTAGGATATAATTCAATAATCCAATCAAACAATTCTTGAGAAATATATAAATCCAATAGAGATGTTAAAAAATAATGGACATCATATACTTCATTGTAATTATAAGGAACATTCAAGTCAGATGGATCTTCAGTTTCGTCATCAGCTAATTTGCTTTTATCAATAATAGTTTTATGAGTTTTTTTATCATATATATATGGTCCTATAATATATTTATTTGGGTAACTTTCCGGAATTTTATTAGAATACACCATTGAAAATTCAAAATCCCAAAGCTTTGGAATTGTACCAGTATTTTTAATATAATAAGTTTTGCCAGCAATATCATATACAAAATACCCACCAGGTGTTAAAGAATCATCGATCAATATATTACCATAATGAAAATCATTATGCATCATACGGTAATGATGTTGTATAATTGCAATTGTATAAAGCAATTGAAATATAATATTTTTCCATTGTTCATCTTTAATTTCTTTATCATCTTCATATGTATTGTATACCCAATTATCTAAACTACCACCTTCAACAAATTCTGATATTAACATATTCGAATGTGTTCTAATTTTTTCTTCTACTTCTAAACGTTTTAAATTTAACATTTTTAAAGCTTTACTTTTATTATTGACTTTTTGAGTACCCAAGTAATATGCAATATGAGGAGATATATCCTTATTGACTACATTTTCAGTTAATTCTTTTAATATTATATTTTCTAAATTACAAGGATGTTCAGTTTTATCGTATTTTGTTTCAATAGGAACAATTTTTAATCCAAAGCGAATACCGTGAGTTTTTTTATTATAATCTGCTTTATAAGCTTTAAACGGATATCCCTTGACTTCTGATGTATTTTTTACTTTTACTAACTGTGACATATCATCTAAGCCAAAACGATCTTTTGTTTCATCAAATAAAAATCTACGTTTTTTAATTTCATGGCGAATATCTTGCAGGTATTTATTTTTTTTACTTAATACATGCAACACCTTTGTTGAAGGATCTTTTTTATCAGACATTTGTTTAATCTAATTTTTTATAAAATTTTTATTATGTTAACGCAAAATATATAAATAGCGGTAAAATTTGCATTTTTATTTAAAGTTTTATTTATATATTGTTTAAGACAAATGAGTAAAATTGTTCAAATAAAAATTTTCAATGACATATTAGATCAATTTTTAGATTTTCTAGAATTTAATTTTTTAATATTTAGATCAGATATTATTTTGACTAAAAGTACAATCGATTTTGTAAGACGCAGTAACCCAAGATTAGTCGTTGAACAATATATGAGTTATGTTGCACCTTATGAAACGTATATATTTGAATGTGAGGAAGATTTTTTCTTGAATTTTGATACAAATTTAAAACAAATTGGTTTAACATCAGATGATATATTATTCGGATCTAAAATCAAAACTATTTGGTTATCAAGTGACATTACAGATAATCAAAAAGCATATATCTGGCTATATTTTCAAAAATTATTACGCACTGGCAAAAAAATCATGTAAACAAAAATAAAAATATTGTGCGGTAATCCATTTAATCTATTTTATACCTAGTTAATAAGTATAATTATGACAGAAAAACAAGAACAAAAACAAAAACAAGAACAAGAACAAGAACTAGATAAAATTCTTCAAGAACAAATTGATAATCTAAGTTTAAATATACAAGACGTCCAAAGTGTAAATGTAATTGTACAAGACGTCCAAAGTGTAAGTGTAATTGTACAAGACGACCAATGTACAAAAAAACAAGGTGTAAGTGTTCAAGAAGAACAAAGTAAACAACAAGAACGAGGTATAAATCCAATGATTGAGAGTGAATTAAAAAAAACATTATCAGGATTTTTTAACGAGATAGATTTAGTATTTGATTACGTGGATAAATCTATTGTGCAAAGATTATACAAGTTTTTAAAAGGCTTGAATAATTCTGAAAACGTCCGAAAAATGGTAACTAATACTTTACCAATTTTAAAAAAATACGAGACAGAAATTTCACATGTAGTTACAACCAGAAGTAAAATTAGAAAAAACAATTTGGAATTTTTAAACAATATTGTTTTGTTTGACGATATTTTAGACTTTAATGTATTTTCTTCAGAAAATAAGAATACAAAGCAAAGTATTATTAAATATTTGTATAATATTTACATGTCAATATTTATTTTAAATTTTGGGTTGGTAAGTGATAATAAGATTGATGAATTTACACAAGAATTATCTTGTTTTGTATCAAGTATACAAAAACGTATAAAAGAAGAAAACGTAGGTACAGTAGAAACAGTTGATACAAAAAATAAAGTAAATTCAAAAAGACCTAGACCTATACCTGGAAATTCAACAAATCCATCAAATTCATTAAGTCCATTAAATCCAACAAATCAAAACTTTGGTAATTTATTACAATCATTAATGCAAAATGGTGATATTATGAATTTAGCAACAGAATTAAGCAAAGATATTCAAAGTGAAAATTTAGATCCAATGACATTACTAAGTTCCATGATGTCTGGTAAGCCAGATAATAAGATTCAAAAATTAGTTGAAAATATAACAAGTAAAATAGAAACAAAAATAAATAGTGGAGAGATTGATCAAAATGTATTAGAACAACAAGCTCAAAGTATTTTAAGTACTGTACAAAATACAGGAGGAGACTTTCAAAAAATGTTTGCCAGTCAAATAAACAAATAAAAATTCTTAATTAAGTAAAAATTCTTAATTAAAAAGTAATTAAGAATTTATTTCATAAAACTTTTTTTAACATATAATATTAACTGTACTATGAGTAATCGCGTAAAATCAGATCCATTTTGGTATAACGATATGTCAATTTTAATCCAATCAAATAGACTTACAGAATTTTTTCCAACTAAAAATCAAACTTTAGAAGAAAGATTTAACGCTTTAGTAAGATTATCCCTCTATTGTTCTATTATTCTGTATTATTACAATAAAAACTACAAGTATTTATCAGTTTTTATAGGTACATTGTTAATTACATATTTTGTATATACAAATAACCCCGAAAATGATAAACAAGATACTGATATACATAAAAATAAAGGTAACCAAGGTAACCAAGGTACCCAAGGTACCCAACAAAGTGGTGATGGTACCTTTATTGAACGTTTATCTAATGACGAAGAATGTACACTTCCTACATTAGATAATCCTTTTATGAATGTAACTATGAAAGATATGCTTAATGTTGATCCCAAAAAACCTGGTAGACCAAAAGCTTGTGATACTACTAACCCAGAAGTTAAAAAGAAAATGGATGAAATGTTTAATCATAATTTGTTTAAAGATGTAAATGATGTTTTTGGCAAAACGAATTCTCAACGTCAATTTTACACAATGCCTAATACAACTATTCCAAATGCACAAGATGATTTTGCAAAATGGTTGTATTTAAATCCAAAAACTTGCAAAGAAGATCAAGATTATTGTTTGCGTTATGAAGACATTCGTGCAAAAAGACCAGTTTTCGTAGATCCAACAAAAAATCCAGTAAACAGTAAACAGTAAATTGTTCAAAATAAATTTTATAGTCAATTTATTTTGTTTTTAAACATAAATATTTCTTGAAATAAGAACTTCTTTTGCTGATTCTCCATTTTTAATATCATTGTGCAAATCACCTATTCTTCGTTTAATAAATTCTGGAGGATCTTCTATTTTTAGTAATGTTTCTAATGTTTGTCGAGAACGGATAGATTTATTAATTGTCAGACGCAATTGTTCTTCAGTGTAACTTGAAATATCAGTATTATCCAGTTTTTCTTTTATGTTAAAGAAAATTATATAAGCAAAGAAAAGCGTTATAAAAACGTATAAAAGTATATTATTATCTATCATATACTAGTATATTGGAAAAAAAATTTTTGTATTTTATTTTATATATTTTCTATAATAAAACAACATATATGCATCTTTAGATAAAAGATTGTTATTTTGAAATTTAGTAACATTACTATCATTATATAAATACCAGTTTTTATCTAAATTTTTACAAGATGACCAATAATGTCCACCTTGACTAGTACCAGAATGATAATTTATAGCATACAATGAATATATATAATTATTTGGATCGTTTTTAGATGATGAAATATAATTTGTCAAGTTCAAATCATCTGTTGGAAAATCAATATGTGTATTAATTTTACTACCATTATTTGTAAAACGTTTAAAATGAATAATGACATAATTTGGAAAAGACCACGTTTTAATTGACTTTGAACAACCAGATCCTTTGCAGCCTTCACAACACCAAGAATCAATTTGTTCTTCTGTATTAAAATAATTGTCTAAGCAATCTTGTAATGTAGTTGATCCAGTTTGTGGTATGTTTAAACTCATACAATTAAATGGTTCAAAAATATTTTCTTGAAATGAACATCCATTACAATTAATTTTATTATAAAACATACCACCAAATGTCTCTACAATAAAAGAATAACTTCGTTCGTAAAATATTTTCCATTGTTCTAAAGATTGTTTCATCAATTCGTCCGTCTCATTTTCAATTTTACCACGAATATCCACTTCAATTTCATATGAAATTCCTTTATGTAATAAATCTAAGAGGTACATTAAACATTCGTGAGAATCTTGTTGATCTAATGTAAAATATTTAGGAACAAATTTACTCATATTTTCAACAATAGATTTTGGTTTTAAAACTTGATTTGTTTCCCACATATTAATAATCAAATTAAGATAGCCAAGTACTACATAATATTCCTTACGTTGTTTATTCGTTTGATCAGGATCATCAGAACGATATTTTGTAGACAAAAAATAATCAGTTAAACGTAAAGTATTACTCAAACATTGAAGTACAGAATTCATAAAACACTTGTTCCCCAAATTTGTTAATCCAGATAGTCCTTTTGATACATACTTTGGTTTTTTTTGTATTAGTTCGTGATGATAATGTAAATCGTATTCGTAACTCATCTTATTATACTTTTGTACCTTAAATTACTATTCAATTATTTTTAAATTTTAAACAAATTTTTTTTATTATTTAATTACAAGGAATTACAAGGAATATCTTTAAATGAATAGCGATACTGGGTCACTTGATAGCGTTTGTTTTCGTAGAAACGATTTCAATTTATATGTTTTTTTAATGTTTTGTATAATAATGTACTTGTGCTTTATAGTTAAAAAACGGAGAGACGAATATAAAATCGAATATAAAAACGAATATAAAAATGAATATAAAAATGAATATAAAAAATCTAATGAAACAAATTTACAAGGTAATTTACAACAACGAATAATTCAATTACAACAAGATCTTTTTGCTTGCAAAACAATGATTGATTTAAGAGAAACACAATCGCAAATAACTCCTATTGTACAAACTCGCCAATCCCTAAATAGAATTTATAATCCTCTTGTACCACCAGAAAGAACATATCCATCAGGAAAATTTAATCAACCAGCAAATAATGATTATCAACAAATGGGATTTATATTCAATAACAATGATCGTTATCCATTGTATGGTAGACCAAAATATCCCGGAAGAACAGAAAAATATGAATATTACATAATAGATGAAACACGAAATCGATTAAAAATTCCATACAAATCTCGAAATGATAATGAATTATACGATGGCGATTCTATACGAGTTGATATATTAAACGGTGACTTTACTGTAAAAATTTATGATTTTGACAATTTCAGATATAATCCAGACATATAATCCAGACATATAACCCAGACATATAACCCAGACATATAACCCAGACATATAACCCAGACATATAATCCAGACATATAATCCAGACATATAATCCAGACATATAATCCAGACATATAATCCCGACATATAATCCCGGCATATAATCGCTTGTAAGTAAAATTAATTGATAGTTTTTGAATTTTTTGGTATATATGTTATATATAAAACCTTTATACTATACATTTTATCATATTCATCGTTGTATACCTTTTCAGATGATTCCCTTGTTAGTATAAATTTACCACCAGGTGGTAATAAAATTTCATCCTCAGATTTGTATTTTGATACATTTTTAATATATAAATAACGACTACCTGGTTGTAAATTTATTACTAATGCACAACAACCATAGTTTTTTATAAAATCATATATATTATGTTTTGATAATGACGTTGATACAAATGATGATAATGTAGTTTCGAGATGATTTGCTATTTGTAAACGTATACCTCTATAAACAGTTAATGTAGATGTTGATTCTGGAGCATTGTTTATTATTGTTTCTAAAATTGTTTTATATTCTGAATTTACATTTAGTATTTTGTTATCAATTGTATATGCGTAAATTATATCCTTTTCAGTTTTTGATAAATTTTTAATGTATTGCAAATTATGTTTTAAACTTGATTTTATATTACCCATATATAATATCAATAAAAAAAAAAATTAATGGAATTTTCTAAACAATAACGTTTGTTTTTATAAAGTAAGCTGTGAAAAATTTTTCAACATATTTGATTGTAATGAAAATATAAAACTAGAAAAAAGTGTATTTGGTGCTTGTATTTGCATATCAACACTAAATTTGTATGTTGTTAACATATGCAAATAATACGATGTAATAATAACAGTCAATAGTTGTAATAATCCAAATGATATATTGTTTAATCCGTAGTATTTTTTTTGAATAGCAGTAAAAATATTATCTATACTTTTACCAAATGTAAATGCTACAAAAAAAATTTTTAAACTATGTAAAATATATGTGTTAATCTGCATTAAAGTCTTATTGTTATTTAAATATATTTTATTTTTAAAAAATTAATGCAATTTTCCAGACAATAATATTTGTTCATTATTATTAAGCGAATATACTATGTTAATTTGATCATAACTTACCAAATCGTTAATATTTTTATCAGATATAAATTTTAATTTATAAATACCATCACCATCCTTTACAAGATCACCTATTTTCATTGAACCTCGAGTTTTAGAATTTCTTAAAAACACACTGTATTTTTGTTTCGTAGTATTTCTTTCAGCTTTATCATAGATATTACCATCTAACACAAATAAATTACAATAAACTTCTAAACGGTAAATTACCTTTTCATCTTGTGATGAAACAAATCGTTTTGCTTGACCAAAAAACAAATTATCTTCAGATGGCGCTAATAACGGAATACTTTGATAAGTAGACAGTGGAGCTGATTTAAACGAATACATTTCATCATTACTAAAATGTTCTACATAATTACTGTTACTTTTACTTTTACAATTACATTTTCCATCTACACAATTACACATTACATATTTTAATCCACCCTTTCTTAACATTCGTGGTTCATACGTAATAATATCGTTTGGATCTTCCATGGGAGGAAATATGACATTTATACAAGATATAAATAAAGACAAGATCAAAATAGTTAATGAAAATGCAAAAATGATCTTAAAATTAAATGCCACACATTGTAATACTTCTTTGGGATTTGTTGTAAAAAAAGAACTGGCCATGGAATCTGTAAGTTGAGTATTTATAGTTTCACTAGCAGTTGAAACAGACATTTATATAATTATTAAATATAAAAAAAAGTTACATTAAATTAATTATTAAAAATGAAAATACAAGATTCCAAATAAATTGTGGTTCTAACTTGATCTCGTAATTTCTTGGTAAATTTACACTCGTAGAACTCGTAGAACTTGTAATCGCAGTTGTAATCGCAGTTGTAATCGCAGTTGTAATCGCAGTTGTAATCGCAGTTGTAATCGCACTTTCAGATTCATAACTTGTAGTACTTGTAGTACTTGCAGTTGTAGAATTACAAGATAATTTTAATGATTTAATTGATAAAATGTATGGTTGTGAATTCAAATTGATACCAGTTCCAGCCCAACTAGAAGGTTTTGCTTCCCAAATTCCAAATTGTACTTTACTTGGTGAATCTGGATAATTTTTAGTTTCATTTCGGAATAATTTACGTAAAGTATACTTATTAAAACGCCATTCGTAAAAATCTGGAGTCCAATGTATTGAATAAGTATGATAAAAATCAGCTAATGGATTTTTAGTTTTGTACATTTTAGCATTTTTATCAAAGATTGGAATTCCCTTATAAAAGTAATTTGTTTGAATAACGTTTGTTTTGTTTAATGTATTCTGTACAAATTCAAAATCGATTTCGTCTTTATTTTCAGCCATTAAAATAAAAGAAGAGACTACATTCATTCCAGGTGATACTTTTAAAGTAGCCTCGATTGTACCATAATGTAAAGTATCGGTAATACTAAGTCTAGTCCCACCCTTATTTTTTGTTAAATGCAAATCTAATAACCCATTTGTTTGACGAATATTTTCAGAATTATAATCCGCAATTAAACCCTGTTTATTATACGGTAAATTACCATTGTATTCAAATGGCTTACATAATGTTTGTGCATTTGCAAGTTTTATAATCATAGGTACTAACAAGTATTTTAAGTTGAACATTGTCATTTAAAAATAAAAAGAATAATATTTTTAAATTCAATCTTGATATATTAATTTTTTGATATTACTTTTTTGATATATTTTATTACTTTTTGATATTACTTTTTTTAAAAAGTACTTTAAAAATCGTCAGAATCAAATGTAATTTTACGGTCTTCTTCAGTTGTTCCAACGTTAGCTCGTTGATAATTTGTAACTGTATTTTCAAAAAAGTTTACTTTTTCATTTAAACTAATCATTTCCATAAAAGGAAATGGATTTGTAGTATTATAAATTTTAGAATAACCTAATAAAACTAACCATCTATCAGCAACCATTTCAATATATTGGCTCATTAAATTACAATTCATTCCAATTAAAGAAACTGGTAAGCTTTCTGTTATAAATTCCTTTTCTATTTCAACAGCTTCCTTGAAAATATCGTGAACAATTTTTTCATCCAAACGATTTTCCAACATTTTATAGAGTTCGAGTGTAAAGACTACATGTAGATTTTCATCTTTCGCTATAAAAGAATTAGCTGTACTAAGTCCTGGCATTAAACCTCGACTTTTTAACCAGTAAATAGCACAAAATGATCCAGAAAAGAAAATCCCCTCGATACAAATAAATGCTAAAAGTCTTTGTGCAAAACTGGGTCTTTCTCGTACTAAATAATCAAGAGCCTCGATATGGTCATCGGCTAATGGCATGTCAGCATACTCGTTACTACTATGTAAAAATGCAAAACTACTCATATATTTTTCTGGTATCATTTGTTGTAAAGTACTACCTTGTTCAATCCATTTAATTGCCCAATCAGCTTTGCGTTTAACTGCAGGAATTGTTTCTACAGCATTGAATAATCCAGCTTTTTCTTCCGTATTAGAAATATATGTATCAATAAGAAGAGAATATGTTTCACTATGAATTGCCTCTATCATCATTTGAACAGAATAAAATTGCCTAGCCTCAGGAATTTGAACTTCATTGTAAAAATTTACTACTAAATTTTCATTTACTATACCATCACTTGATGCAAAAAATGCCAAAATATTTTTTATAAACCACCTTTCATTATCGTTTAATTTATCCTTCCAATCAACTAGGTCATCCGTTAGTTTTACTTCTTCAGCTGTCCAAAAAGTACTTAAGTGTTGTTTATATAATTTCCATAAATTATGGTAACGAATTGGAAAAACTGTATAACGAGCACTTCCTGTATTTTTAATAATGGATTCTGGCATAGTCTTGGTATATATATATATATACATATTATTTAAATTTATTTTTTTTTAAAATTAAAGATTAATAATTAAAAAACGTGCATTTCTACTTTTTTTATTTATTATGTAATAATAATAATATATGGTTTTATCTTTAAAAGTAATAGGATATTATGAACATTGTAATTTTGGAGATGAGCAATATAAATCATCATTCGCAAACTTATTCCAAGAATACATCCAAGACGACTACATGTTAGACTTTTATGATTGTGATAAAATTTATCATGAAACATTTAATGATACAGATACTATTATAATTGGAGGAGGAGATATCCTAAACCCATATTTTTTAAATAAAATAACTGAAAAATTTACTGGACAACCAAATACAATTATCGCATTATCCGTTGGGTTACCTTATACAGAAACTCTTGTCCAAAATAATGATTTAAACATTATAGATTACATATTCCTAAGAACCCCACAAGACTTGATGATTTTTAATAAATATTTTGATAAAGATCGTGTTTTTTATTTACCTGATATTTCTTATATCTTGTCAGAAAATTACTCGTTTACAAAAAATTTAATACAAACTCAACAATTATCACAAACAAATACAGTATCCCCGACACCTTCGTTGTATTCTGCATTTCTAAAAGATTACAGAAAAACTAATCGTAACAATGAACAAGATACCAAAGATACCAAAGATACCAAAGATACCAAAGATACCAAAGATACCAAAGATACCAAAGATACCAAAGATACCAAAGATACCAAAGATACCAAAGATACCAAATACACAGAATATATAAATAATATAAATAAAATAAAGGCGAATCGTCGTATTATGGGTATTTGTCTATCAAGGCACTTTTATAATAAAAACTATATTAAAGAATTTCAAACAGTAAAACGTGGTATAATACAATTTATAAAATGGGGGTTGGAAAACAATTACGGAATAGTTTTTATACCATTTAATACAAACAGTACTAACTCTAATGAAAATGACATCGTTATGGCTAATAGTTTAATTAATAGTTTAATAGATGATAAAACAGATGATAAAACAGATGATAAAACAGATGATAAAACAGATGATAAAACAGATGATAAAACAGATGGTAAAACAGATGGTAAAACAGATGGTAAAACAGATGATAAAACAGATGGTAAAACAGATGATAAAACAGATGGTAAAACAGATGATAAAAATTACGATAAAATTGTTAATATCGATATACAATTATCAAACGATCAAATGAATGAAATTATGAGACTGTTAGACATTTGTATACCTATGCGTTTTCATTCTGTATTGTATTGTATATATAATATGATTCCATTTGTACCAGTTTATTCTACTAGAAAAATTCATAATTTACTTTTGGAAACGGAATGGAAATGGTCATATAAATTAACAGTTAATGAAAAATTGGTACCTGTTGAATTTGATAATAGTATTGTACAAGCGACCATTTTTAAATTAGATAAACAAAGTGAATTTCGACAAAATATTTATCAAAAGTTATTACATATTAATACAAATTTGTTTGGTAAAATGTTTTTGAAAAATATAAGGTACTTGATTGACATAATCAAGACAGGTAAACGTACAAAAAAAATTAATATAAATCAAGGTACTGATCAAATTATCGAAACTACATTTGAAACAATAACAAATTTTGCGAATGGTCACGGTTTTACAAATTATAGACTAATAAAGGATGATAATTTAAGAAATGTAATTACAAGTATAGTATCTTATCATTTAACTGGATCAATCAATTCCGAATATAATTACGGAATGAAAGAAAAAATGTTTACTCTGAATAAAGAATACAATTATATTGATGAATGGAAATGGATTATTAATCATAATATTAATAAAGAACAAAATGTTTTGCAAAGTAATGATCGTGGGTTATTCAATTTAGAATACATTGATCAAAATGATTATTCTGGTGCACATAGGTCCGGATGGCAATATGTCTATAAACATATTCAAGGTTTACATAATAGTAATTCTGAAATGTTGTTGGATTTATATGTAGATAGGACTTTTCATTGGAATCAAGATGTAAACAAAGTATTGCAAATAATACCTTATCATAATTCGTGGATAGGATTTGTACATCATACGTTTGATACATCATTTAGTGGCTATAATTGTCACAAATTATTAAATTCGCCAAATTTTATAGAATCATTACCGTTTTGTCGTGGAATTTTTGTATTATCAGAATATCTAAAAACACAATTTGAAAACGAATTGAGTTCTAAGAATTTAAGTCACGTTCCTGTATACGCATTAACACACCCCACTGATACTAATGTAAAATGTTTTTCTTATACAGAATTTTATAAAAACCCAAACAAACAGCTTATTCATATAGGTGGGTGGTTACGTAATGTATACTCTTTTTATAATATAACTTTGCCAGAAACTACAGTTTTTAAATATGGATTATTTACCGGAAACAAAACTTGCACCTTATACAAAACAAAAACTGATAACATAAAAAAAATAGCCTTACGAGGTAAAGGTATGAATAATTATTATCCTCTTGAAAATATACTTGAAAATCTAAAATCTAGTCTAGAATACACTGATTTATTAGCAAGCCAAAATGCAAGTCAAAATAACTGTATTCAAAATGTAAGTCAAAATAACTGTATTCAAAATATAAGTCAAAATGTAAGTCAAAATGTAAGTCAAAATGTAAGTCAAAATGTAAGTCAAAATGTAAGTCAAAATGTAAGTCAAAATGTAAGTCAAAATGTAAGTCAAAATAAATGTATTCAAAATGCAAGTGGAAATGTAAGTCAAAATTGTCATGAAGAATTGTATAACAATTGGAGTAAACATTTTTATGATGATATTGTTAAAAAGGTATCTAGTATTTCATTTTTAGAATATTTACAGAATGATGAGTATGATAAATTAATGACTGAAAACATAGTTTACATAAATTTAGTAGACGCATCAGCTGTAAATACAATTATAGAATGTATAGTAAGGACTACGCCTATAATAGTTAATAAACACCCTGCTGTAGTTGAATTGTTAGGAAAGGATTATCCACTTTATTTTACGGCATCTTCTACTGATTATAGCCTTATTAATGTTCAAGTTTATAATATGTTCTGTTCTGATCGTTTAATAAGACGGGCACATAAATATTTAAAACATATGGATAAATCGCGCTTTCATATAAAATCATTTGTAACAGAATTTGAAAAAATTTTGATAAATATTAAGAATTAAATAAAAATTATAAACGCACTAAATAAAAATAAAAAATTACACGGACAACATTTTTTTATTTTTATTTAGTGCGTTTATAATTTTTATTTAGTGCGTTTATAACGCATTTGTCGATAAATGTAATATTCATATGATAAAACAATCTGAATTTATTATGTAAAAGATATTTTAATCTTTTATTACCGTAATTTAATGATAAAATTAATTTCTAAGTAATAATTATAAAAATGTCATATAACTTAGATGCGCAAGTTTTTGAAACACAAATTGTTATTGAGAATTCCACACAACCGGCTGGTGCAACAAGTGGGTCTATCATTAATAAGGGATCATTGAGTACATTTGATACGTATATTACGGGAGATTTTGTTGTTAATAATGTTAAAATGACTCCCAATTTAGCGGATATTATCTTTGAGCAACAAGCAGCTTTAGCAAATAATCAAAATACATTTGTTGATATTACGGATTTTTCTTTTGATGATTCCATTTGTAATTCTTTTAAGGCAATGATTAACGTTACTATATCAGATACTGATGCTAAACATGCTGTATGGGAAATCAATGGTTTGTACAAACCAACTGGATGGGTAATCACATCTAGTTTTACAGGTGATATAACAGGTGTTCAATTTAGTATTACTAATAAAGAAGGAGGTATTGGGCAAATTCAATATTTGAATACTAATACATCAGGTACAACTGTCATTAGATACAGAGCAACTACTACTGCTCCACCTGGTACTACACCATTAGGTGTTACTACAGGTGTTATTAATAATACATCTGGGGCATTTATAGCAAACAATTTAGTATATGCAAATTCCAGTGATACTTTGGCAACAACAGATATAATATACAATTCAAATGTATTAAAAATAGGTGGTGCGTCTAGAATAGTAGCAGAAAATGGAACATCTTTTACAAATTTTTCAAATGGTGGAGCTTTGACTAGTATGGGAGATGCATCTGTAGCAAAAAAAATGATTGTAGGACAAAAAATTGGTATTGCAACAACAGCTCCTGGTTATACCTTGGATGTTGCTGGTGACATTAATTTTACTGGTACTTTTTACAAAAATAATAGTGTCTACAGTGGTTCTGAAATTTGGAATACAAATGGCAATGATGTATTTTACACAATGGGTAATTTAGGTGTAGGTACAAGTTCACCATCAAAAACATTAGATGTAGCAGGAACTGCTAGAATCACAACAGGACTTACAACAGGTACAATCTATGCATCTAATGTAACTGCGACCAATGTTAGTGTTGGTGGTCTTAATGCAACCGGATTATCAGCTCTTGTTAATGTAACTGCAACTAACGTTTCTACAGGAACAATTGTTGCAACCGGATTATCAGTTCTTGCTAATGCAACTGTAACTAACGTTTCTACAGGAACAATTGTTGCATCTGGATTATCAGTTCTTGCTAATGCAACTGTAACTAACGTTTCTACAGGAACAATTGTTGCATCTGGATTATCAGTTCTTGCTAATGCAACTGCAACTAACGTTTCTACAGGAACAATTGTTGCA